CTTTTAATAATCCAAAGTGAGGCTCTTTCTTGTTTTGCTGTGACTTGTGCGTCTAGTTGTCCTACAGATTTTTTACCTGTCTCTATAAATTTTATTTTATAATCTTGTACTATAAAGTCAGCAGATAGTTTAGCACCTGATTTAACTTTTGCTGTATATTTTTTCTTTAATGTAGGTAAGACTTTTTTTAGATTGTCTGGAGATACTTTAACTGTATATACTTTAGACTTTGTGACAGGAGAATCATCGCCATAATAGGCGCCCTCTACCATTAGTTTTAATAAAGATGTAAAATCACTCTTTATATTAGATGGTACGTGTTGAGTTAACGTTGAAACTGTTGCTAAATTATATGCCATATATCTCTCTCATAACATATTTATAAGAAAGAGGCAAGTAAATTATCTGTTATCTACCCATAAAAATCTAGGAATCCCACCATTCATTTCCCAAACCTTATGTTTGTTTTGAAATTTAACTAATCTGTCTGCGTCTTCCTCAAAGAAATATGTTGCTACCACATTATTGGTAGGTTTTTCTTTAACTTGCCATAATATTTTACGGCCTCTTTTGACCATCTTTTTACTGTAGTGTAATTTATCATAATCTTTATCAGACTTTGGTCTTCTATCGTTTCTGCTAAATCTTACTTTTTGTACTTTAGGCATTATACTTTAAAATCTGAAAACTTATCATAAGGATTTACTTCCTTTTTTGTTTCAGTTCCTTTATCTACTATATTTTGAGCTGTATTTTCTACATCATACAATCTCATTTTGGCTCTATCTACACCAAGAATAAATGATCTATGAAAAGAAGGATCATTATATCTATTCTTTAATTGTTTTACTTTCATCTGCCCTAGTTGTTCTAGTTCATCGTTTGATTGTAGAGCAAACATAAAGTCAGCCGTTGCTGGTAAACCAAAAGACTCTGCTGTATCTTCTAAACCAATATCTGTACTTGTATAACCAGTTCTAGTTGTTTGTGTAGCACTGAAAATAGGTAGATCAAACTCTACTGCTAGACCTCTTAATTCTTCAGCGATAGCCTTAATATAAAAGTATGATGATATATTACCACCTTTAAATCTACTTGAAGCACATATGTTTAAATAATCTATAAACAATACTTGTGGTTTAAAAGATTTCTTTAATGCAAGTTCATTTAATAATGCTCTAAAATGTCCACTATGAGCAGACGCCGTTGGATATTCTTTAATAATTAATTGACCTTTAGTCTTGTCTTGTACCTTTTTTAATCTGTCATTGTACATATCTTTTGGTATAGAATGTAAATCGTCCATGGTAACATCTAATAAGTTAGCGTCTATTCTTTCTGCAATTCTTTCCTCTGCCATTTCTAAAGTAATATACAATACATTTTTTCCTTGTGCAAGGAAACTAGAAGCTACGTGACACATAAACAAAGATTTACCAACACCTGTACCTGCAAGAGCAATATTTAAAGTCTTACTTGGTACACCACCTTTTGTAATCTTATTGAAATAACTTAAATCAAATTGGAATTTTTTCTCTTTAGTATGATACCATTGATATCTATCATCACTGTCATTTAAATAATCGTGACCAATATGATTGTCAAATGATACTGCCAAAGCGTCAGCCAATATACTTGGTATTGCCTCTGGTGTTCTCTTACTATCTTTCTTATCTAATATTTTAATACCCTCTAATACTGCATTATGAACGGCACGATCTTTACAAAATTTTTCTGTTGTATCTATTAGCCAATTCTGGTCAACATCTTCAGGATTTAATACTTCTAATACTTCTTTTACCGATCTTACTTCATCATCGTTCAGGTCTTTTCTATGACCCATTTCAACTAAAATAGTTTCTTTAGTAGGTAGATTATTATATTTTGATATGAAATTATATATTTCTCCAAATAAAATATGTTCTTCCCTTTTGGAAAAGTATATGTCTTTTAAAAATGGTATAGATTTTCTCATGTACGGCTCATTGTACATTAAGTTTCTTAATATTGTGACTTCTATTCTTTCGTTATTCATTGGTAAATTCTACCTTGCCTGCGTTCAGTTGTTCTTCCATTACTTCAATAAGTATGTCACCTATGTAATCTACAAATTCCTGATTTTCTATATCTTTGTCTTCGGGATTAGTTAATATATCATAATCAAACTTCATTGGCAATTGTCCTTTATCATCTTCCTCTTTTGCAAAGGCAACTTTACCATACTTGTAGATTACATTTCTGTATTTGTCTTCAAGTAATTTTATAGCCGTGTAATCTGCACCTGTTTTTTGTGCATAGATATAACGTTTTTTATTCTTCGTCTGATCCGTATCGGAATTTTTTGTTGGCGTATTCATCTATTTGTTGTAATATCTCCTTTGTAAAATACTTTTCTGGATCGTCATTGATAGATTTACCAAACACCTTACCTTGTGGTGTTTCAAAACGAGTTGATACTTTCTTAAAGATACCAGCTGCTTCAGCCATATCCAAAAGACCATAATGTTTATCAAGTCCGTGTTTGTAGGTTAATTTAACGTCTATCATAGCGTTCTCTTTTGTTAATCTAGATTTGTAATTTTTACAATGAATAATATTACCAACTACTTCGGTACCGTCTTTTTCTTTACGTTTACTTAAATAGATGATTGATGAGGCAGCGTATTTCAATCCTGAACCACCTCCCATTTCTTTTTGAGGGAACATAGAACCAATAACATCGTAGGTGTGATTGGTCATTATCATAGGTATATTTGCTTTACCTAATTTTAAAGTTAAAACTCTGAAAGTAGATTTGACTATTTGTGATCTAGTCATATCTCTTGTTTCTTTACCAGCGGCTGTGTCTTCCATTTCTTTTGTAGTAGATAACATACCTAAACTATCTAATACAAACATCATAGGCTTTCTTTTCGCCTCTGGTTGTTCTAAATATTTGTCTATAATTTTTATTGATTGATTTCTAAATTCTTGTACTGTAGCAACTGGTACTACAACCATTCTCTTACCGTCTACACCACGACTTTCAATCATGTCTTTTGATACGGCACTTTCTGATTCAAAGTAAATGACACCTGCCTCTTTATCTTTGTCTAAAAAATTCTTTACAATTCCTAATGCAAAGAAAGTCTTTCCTGTCGCAGCTTCTCCAGCGATTGCTGTAATTTTGTTTGATGGTAATCCACCATGAATACTTCCTGATAGTAAAGCATTAAAAGAATAAGAGCCTGTGTCTATAAAACTGGTAACATCAGCACTATCTATTCCATCGCTAACTAAACCTGCATATTCATTTCCACTCTCTTTTATTATATCTTTTAAAAAATCACTCATATTGTCTCCTTAATTATTATTCACTATAACATATCTCATTAATATTGTCAAGCTTGATACTTCTTTATTTCTTGTTTTATTAACCACGGTTTAGGCTCACCCTCATACCATAATCTCCACTTTGTATCTTTTGGTACCCAACCTTTTGGTGGCATTTCATACTCATCTTGGTGTATCTTATTCCATAGATTTTCTTTTAATTCTAGACCAGATTTACCATGTGTAAAAGCAAACTTATCTTCAATCTCGTCCACTATTTCACATATCTTTTCCCAATTGTACTCCTTGATTCTTTGGAAGTCCCAATATTCCTTTAATTCGTTATACGACTTTTCTGATATTGCCATAGACGTTATCTTATTATATCTATCTTTGCTTCTGGTGTCCATATTTCTAATTCAGTTCTTAATCTTTTGTCTTCTTTAAGTTTATTATAACGAGATTCAGCTTTCTTCTTCCACCAATCTATGATATTATTTAGGTGGAATTTATCCCAATTCTCTCCTTTAACTACTTCTTTTGTATTATCTTTTACTATATCTAGATAGTTCTTGATACCATAGTCACTAACATAGTATCTTTTTCTTTCAGTTAATTTCTTAGCATTACTTATAGTTGTATTAAATCTTTGTAGATCATTACCATTTAAACTTCTTTTTATTAAACCAATAATGGCCGTTGTTAGTTTTAGTTTTCTACTAGAGGCGTCATCTTTAACAAGTTTACCTACAGCACTATCAATAAACGTTGCAAGATCATGGAAAGGTTTACCATGTATCAAAGGTATAAAATCACTATCAGTTAATCCTTTGTATCTTAAATATGGTTTCATACCATCATATTGACTTGATGATTTACTATTACCATATAAACTTGTTGTTTCAAATAATGATAAGTTCATGCCATATTTTTTATTTAATTTTTCTCTAATAGTATGACTACAACATATAGCGGCTAATAGTTTACCACCTAGATAATTAAAACCAAATGGTTGAGTTGGTACTATTACAAATCCCATTATAGATGTTTTATTAAAACTTACTAATTCTGGTACGTGAGTTAATAATTCGTTTCTTGGTTTCATGTTTATAACTGGAGAACCACATCTTATAAATCCTACCCACTGATTAGTATTCTTTTCTTTTACTGCAATCTTTAAATTTTTACCAGGTACACTTGACATATTAGTATGAGAAGAAGTCATATTTAATAATGTATCATATGTTTCATTATCAGGTTCCAATATTTCAAACTCCATATCTTTAGGTGACATATCAAAATTAGAATATATGGTACTTTCTAAACCCATACCAGGCAAAGCCGTTGGTACATTTTCTATTTGAGATAACTTTTGATCTCTCATATATTCATCTATACGACCAAACTTTTCAAAGTAATTATTAAATATACCAGCACAATGCAATGCTTGGTCACTTGTCAAATTTTTGGTTTTCATACGTTTATCCTATCATTAAATAGTAAATTTGTCAACCTGGTTTCCCCATACGTCCCAACCAGGCATAGAAGTTCTAGCAAATAATTCTATACGTGGTAAATCTCCACATAATTTAACTATATCGTCTCTAATTCTATCTGGTTTTCTACTATGTTCTCTACGTTCACTCACAACCAATCTATCTACGTTGGCACCAATACGTTTTGGTTTACCCTTTGTTGCAAGTATACAAGTCTCTGTATTGGCTCTTGTCCAATAACCTGGACCTTTAAAAAAATAATTCTTGATTCGATTCTTATTCGTCTTCACCCACGTGAAACCTACGGTCTTGTACTCAAATCCCCACTTCTCTACCAATGGTATTTGTTTGTGTAGTAAAGGGTCGGTACACCACATAAACAATACACAATCTTTATCTGCAATATCTCCAACTGGTAAGTTCTCTATGTCTTTCATAGTCATTGTTGGATAATGATTCTCTGGATTAGTTTGAGCACTTTCATTATTATAATTTTGGAAGTGCCACGGAGGATCGGCGTATATTATATTGTATTTCTTTTTAATATCCATAACTCATAATTAAATACCTTGTTAAAATTAACATCAAAATAAATCTTGGTATAGACCAATCAGTTTTTATTGCTACCAACATACCTATAGAAAATGCCCAATGTAAGGTAATTAATAGTATGAAAGATATATCTAATGTTTTTAACATAATCATTTTAACTTGTATTCAAAATTTTGAGTTTCATCGTTTATATGTACTTGCTTGGCACCATTTCTAATATGAAAGTGTGTAGCCATTGGTGTTAATGGAGATAATGTTACCAATCTTTCGTACTCATTTTTAATCACCCACTCACCTAATTTATTAATAATTTCTTTACCTGCACCACGTTTTCTTGACCATACAGTATATGCTATTACAATTTTACCGTCTTTAGTTCTTGACATGTAATCCATTTCTCTAACTGTATATGGTACTTCAGGACATATTGCAATACAAACTATTGCCTCAATCTCGTCATTGAATTTTAGTCCTAATATCTTTCTACCATGTGTAATTCTAAAACCTAAAGTTAATTCAGGTCTTACAGGATCCTCAGCTACATCTATGTCGTCTAGTTCAACTAACTCTGTACCTTTAACCCATTTAAAAAAGTCGTTTAAGTTGTCTTTAAATTTTTTCATCCAAAAAATGCCTCCAAACTTGCTTTCTTCTCTTGTGACCAGCCTATAGATTGTAATATAAATCTCATAGGATCAAGGAATGTTTTTTCAAATTGTGTTTCACGGTCTATATATTTTAATAAATCAAACTCTTGTGGAAGAGTTGTAATATAACTAATGACATCAAATCTAAATGGATTTGCCTCAATTAGTTTTATAAATTTAATCTTATCACCCTCTTGTATGTAAGGATATTTGTTTTGTAATTTCATTTCTCTTAACTTATGATTATATATTAGAGAACCTTTTACATGTATTGGTGTTCCTTTACTGAATATTGTCGCTGGGTTTCTATACTTGTGAATATTATTACATGATCTAGGAAAAGCAATTGCCTCTGGTGGTAGTTCTTCAAACTCTGTTTTAAAATCAGCAATAAATTTCTGTAAAGTTTCTTCATCTTTATTCATAATAATTTTAATTGCCTCTTTAATTTTACCTCTACAAACTTGTGGTGTTGAAGACTTAACTGCCTCAATACCCATAATCTTTAGTTTAGGTTCTGCAAGTCTAACTCCTTCGT